AGTAGAGACTCAAAACGGTTGATTGGCTCTTCACGATTGATGGCGCGTTCAAGGTAACCACCTTCATCCATCTCTACTTCATCGTCAATCGTCTGTAGTTCTGAGATGTCAAACGGTAGGTCATCCTCTGGTTCGATCATCTCCATACCTTCTGGCCCTACTGGTTCACCACCGATACGACCATTCTGGTCCATCTCTGCGTAACCACGTTTAGCTTCAGTACGTAAGTCTTCAAAGAATTTTACACCATAGAAACGTACAACATCTGCAGGAACAACGTATTCACCTTCACTTAACTGTGCAGGGATATCGTCACGTACCTCTTCTGGTGTGGCACCCATAGGCACCTCATTACCTGATACAGGGTCTACACCGATAGTAGTGTCTGGTGCTTCACCTACTTCACCACCTTCAGCGTAACCAGTACGGCTAGACTTGAATACTGCGTCCATTTGTTCATTCATTCCTGAGTCACCAGTCGATGCTAGTAACATATCATCTTGACCACCGTACATATTTTCTCCTGCTAGTCCACCTTCTGAAAACTTACGTCCCAGTATTGCTTCTACCTCATCTCTGTAGGGTAGGTCTTGTACACCTGCAGCCTCTTGTGCTGCTTTTGCTTCTTCACGACTTAAAACTCTATTGACTCGCATGTTGCCACCAACAACCCAAGTCTCTCCATCTGCTTGACCGTCTACATAAGAATAGCTACCACCTACAGGCAGCTTATCATTAATGTCAGTACGGTTTCTTTCTTTCATGTAAGCTGCAAGCTCTTCACTAGTATCGTCAGCCATATCGACCTCTACGAATACTTGATCCTCTGCCCTACGTTTTACATAGTATTTCTTTGTTTCTTCTACTCTTGCCTTATCTTCAGGTGATAATTTTTTATAATCATTTTTATTTATTGTTTTACCATCTAGTTTTCTAAACGTTTTGTGTTTAAATGCTTTTGGTGTTATACCAGCCTTTAGTAAAGTCTGTACCTCTTCTTCAGATACAACTAAATCTTCTGGCCCTAGATGGTGTGCTACAGGCTTTGTAGTAGCGTGATATCCCGGTCTAGCAGCTACAGACCTAACCTTACCAAAAGGTGCTGTTTTACTTGGCTTCTCTACTTGAAAACCTGCCTCTTTAAGGGCTTTTGCTGTCTCTTCATCAGGTATTACTTGTAAGTCACCTGTAGCCTTTTGCTTTTCGCCCTTGGCTCTTTTTGCACCTTTACTGGGTACATACATATTACCATTAGCACCCTTAAACATAATAGGTGGCATTTTAGCATCTATCCATGTACCTACTGGTATTTCATCATCAGCATTTACAAATAAAGGATATAATTTACCATCCTCTGACTGTGTAGCAATACGATATGCAGGGCGTGTTTTCTTAAATGGTTCTTTTGCTACTTTAGGTACGTTACTCGCTACGTCTACAACATTGTCCGTCTGACGTGCCATGTCAGCACCCTTGCGGATCATATTTTTTGCGGCAGTACCAAGGCCGGGTATAAGACCTATAGCTTCTGTACCTGCTAATAAGCCAATCTTTAAATAATCAGGCTCTTCTTTTTTTAGCTCATCTTCTATGTCAGAAACAGTCATAGCAGTACCTATACCGGGTAGCATACCTGCTATGTTTTCATAAGCATCAGATTCTTCTACACGTTGTCTATATGACCCTGTAGGATCACTACGTCTAGGATTTCGAGCCATTTACCTGTTCCCTCAGATGTTTTAACTTACGCAGAGTAGTTATAGCACCTTGCGCTCTATAGAAGATGACTGGCTCTGTAGCCTGTTCCATCTGCTTGTGTTGTAGGTGGATTAAGTCATCTACGTGTTTAAGAAACTCTTCGTATAGTTCTTTATCGTTGACTAGTTTTTTAAGCGACATTACCTGTAAATCCTTGCTCACCCGGTGTAGGTGCTGTACCCACTCCTACCTGTGAGCCACCACCGCCAGATGTATCTGCTACTGCTTGTGGTCCTTGTCCTTCTGGGGCTGGGACACCTTCTGGTCCTGCTGGAACAGGTTGTGGTGCTTGGAACCCTTTTAGGATTTCGGCTTGGATAGCTGCGTCTTGCATAGAGTTGGTAACCTTGTCTGGGTCCAAATCCATAGACTTTGCAATCTCACGTATAATATAATCCATTTTTGCGAATGGTGCAAGTACTGGATTCTGTGCTACTTGTAAGAATTGCATCAGACGCTGTGAACGTACTTCGTTAGCCATCAAGCTTTCTGTACCAGATGCGTGTACCTCTAGGTCACCACGAATATCTGGATCAAAGTCAAACTGCATGTTAAACGCAAAGAATGAACGCCCTAGTGGACGGATAAGATAGTCATCAACATTTTTAACAACAGTCCGTATAGAGCCATTAGCAGCAGACATAAGCATACTAATCCCACTAGCAGTACGCCCAACTCCACTAACACCAGTTTGACCATGCGCAAAACTAGGGAACCCTGTGCTTTCATCCGCTAATACACGTGCCTTATCAAAGAGTTGCATGTTCTCTTGTGCAACATTCGGAAACTTGGTGCCGAAGATCGCTTGACCCGGCGCACCGCCTTGACGACGAAAGATTTTGCCGGGGTAAACAGATAAATCCTGTCCCGGTACTAGGTTAGTTTCGTCTACTTCGATGATCAAGTTACCAGATAATGCAGCGTTGTCAATAGCCATACGCATAAAGCCGTTCATTAGCGTTTGCGTGTCATCCATGTTTTCTGCAATACCTACACCAAAGAAGCTGTATGGGTTATGCTCATATGGGGTAGCATAGTAAGGAATGCGCGTAGGCTTGAATGGGTTTAGTACCATACGTAGGATTTCACCGTTACATACCCATACGTTAGCGTTTACTTCGTCTAGGTCTTTCAACTCTTTAGGAATCTTAACGCCGTGTTCCTCAAGCATGTCTGTGTCTACAAAACCCCAGAACTCTAGGACTTCCCAACGTTCAGATGTAGGCGTAGCCTGATCATCGTCCATTGTTAGTTCCCAATGTTTCTGTACGTAGTCTGGACCTTTGTCGATAGCGTACTGAATAGCGTCTTCCATAAAGTATGGACGGTTCTTCAGCGCACGTAGTTCTGTGCGTGACATCTTATGACGCTCAACTACATACTCTGCATCTTCCATGCAGGAAGCTTCTGGGTCTGGATAAAAGTTCCACACAGATACGTGATTACATTCTGGTACTGTCTTGATTAGTGGTTCGTATTCACCATCTTCATTCCAGTTAGGGTACTCTTTATCTGTAGCAAATGGACCCTTCATGACACCTGTGCCAAGTAGAGCCATCTCAAATGCCATAGAACGTAGGTGTACAGATGCACCACTCTCTTGTAGCTGATCGTGGATTTTCTTTTCCATCTTTTTAGCAGCTACCATAGCTGGATGGAATGTTACTGTAGTTTGAGTAGTACCATCACCCTCAACAATTTTCTCAGATACAGCATCCATTTTTTCAGCTAGTGGACCTAAACGCTTACGTAAGTCGTTCATAGTCTCACCCGGTTCTAACTTTGTAGTACCGTCGATCAAGTATGGGCGTGATGGTTGATTACGTGTTACAGCTTTTAGTGCGTCACCAGCCTGTGAAGCATTAGGGTCAATGTTGATGTGTACTGACTCTGCTACGCCATCAGGTAGAACGGACGGATTAACAGATAGAGGGAATTTATTGTTTCCGAATAATACATCTACGATTTGTCCATATGCTGCTAGTGTTTTAGTTTTAGTAACCTTAACAAATACACGTGACTTTTCGCTGTCAGTAAACTGTACGTCAGAACCATACAAGCCACGATAGTTACGATATGCACGTAACCAACGGTCTTCGTCAGAGCGTCTAGCATCTTCTGAACGCTTGAAACGCTCTCCAACAAATGTAAGTAAGCTAGACTTGGAAGCAAAGATGCTATCATCTGAGTCTTCTGCTGCAACTACTTCATCTGTGTCAAAGTTTAGTTCGTCGTTTTCTGCCATATTTAGTACCCGAATGTTGTGTCACTAGCTTGGAAGCCAGTCCGTTGTGTTGCTGGTGAGTAATCCCAAATGCTGTGACTACGTGGTCTTGTCATAATACCGTACCGTAGAGCGTCATAGAGGTGGTCCTCTGCGTTTGTATCTACGTCCTCTGGGTTCTTCTTATCTAGTGGGATAATAGGTATCTGTGCCAGAGTGTTTGTTAAGTGTTGCATGAATACAAGACGAGGCTTCTCAGTAAATTCATCTACCTGTAAACGTCTATGTATTTCGTTTTTACCTGCGACACGAGAGCCTTTAGAGCGATCTGACGGACGCCAACGGCAACCCTTCATATTCATCTGCTCTGCTAGTGATGGCCCTGTGTCGCCACGGTTGTGCCATAAAGAGCTATCCAGCACACCGTATCTCATACCACCGTCATGCTTCTCTGCGTCTAGTATCATATCAGCTAGATCAGAAGCTGTAACTTTAGAACAATATAACTCTCTGTAGACAATAAGCTGCTCGTCAGGTGCGACAGCGAACCAGAGAACGCCTGTGTAAGAGCCGTAGCCGTAGTCACAAGCTCTAAACTTAACCCATGTGTCGGGTATGTCAAAAGAGTCAATGACATGGATGGATCGGTTAAATTCAGGGAAAGCTGCTCCTTCATTTATGTCCCAGTTACCTTCAAGTAGCTGCTTTCTCTGATGTTCTGGCAACGATAGAAGCATAGCTTCGTAGTCGCCTGTGTCACTCAAATAAGGGTTATCAAAGAGACTAGCGGGGATAAATCGCCGTTTGAAAAGAGGTTGACCCTCTCTGCTGTGGCCCTTTGGATAAGTAATAGTGTCGCCAGTTTCAAGGTTAGTAGCCCAAAATGCTTTGTTAGATGGTGCAGGATCAATGAACATCTTCTTAACCCAAGCGTGTCCAGCACCACCGGGGTTAGTCGTTGCTCTCATGTACAAGCCTAGTTTGTTGCTGTGAGCAGAACGTAGGCGAGAACGCATATAATCCCAAGCATAAGGAGTAGGCCATTGTGTAAGCTCGTCAAAGCCAATCCAATTAAACGCCTGACCTTGGTAACGGTTAACATCCATATCTTTATCAAGATACGACATCCAGAGCCTACCGCCTTTTGGACTAACCCATTGGCTTTTACGCTCAGACCACTTAATCCCCGGTATAGCCTGTGGGTATAACTCTTGGCTTTTCTGAATAAGTTCACGTAACTCTTCCGTAGTATGTCGTACAAGTAGACCAGAAAAGTTAGGGTCATTCAAGCCGTGTAGAGGGTCAGCTAACATAGCATATGACTTACCGCCACCTGCTGCCCCACCATAAAGTACTTCTCTTTCTGATGCAGACAAAAAGTCTGTCTGAGGGCCGGGGTTTGGCTTGAACACTACATCCTGTGCAGCCTCGACATCGAACTCTGCTGGGGCGACTTGTGCAGGAATAGTCTCTACTGGGGGTGTGACTGTTTCCTTACTCGCTTTCGGAGTACGCCCCGACCCTGTTTTTTTCGAGTTCCTCGATTTTGGATAACGCCTTTTGGAGCCTTTTGGCGAGGTTCCGTTTAATTGTAGCAGTTTTTTTACGTCTTCGCTCAATTTCGATCCTCTGCTTTAAACCTGCATGTGAGATGCTGCGACCTGTCTGGGCTGTTAACCAATTCGCTACTTCTCTCAAACTATACTGCTTTAGATGCTGCTTTGCAAGCTCTAATGCTTCTAGCTCTTCAGGTATAGGCTCTAAGAGGTCTTCGTCTTCAGGGTGTATCCTATAGCCAAACGGCACGTTCTGGCTTACCCTAGCTATCACGTGCCACTCTCGTTCTTTGCCTTTGTGTGGTTTTGGTAGTTCCCAAAAACCTAAATCCCTCCCAATATGGAAAGGTCTACTCATTCGTTCCCTCTTTTGGGGGTAGGTAGAATACGCCACCGCTTGATGTGACATCTACCTTCTCTGTCTTTCCTAGTCCTGCACGGTCTAGCAAATCTTTAGCTGCTGCCATCTTATCTTTGATACCTAGTTCAGTAGGATCATATAAAGCACCAACCATAGCCATAGCAGCCTTGGGCGCAGTACGAGCAAAGTAAGAACGTGTAGCTTCTGCGATTTCATCTTTCAATGCCTCTACGATTACACGTGTAGGTGTGTTATCACTATAACCAGCCAACTTTTTGGCAAGCACAACATCACCACCCGCTTCATCGAACAAGACTTCGAGAAACAGTTTCTGGTTTTCTGTGAGGTTTCTTGCCATAAAGTCGTCCTTGTTTTTAGGGCTTACATATAGTTTTATATATAACTATTGTAAATGCAAGCACTTTTTAGTCTTTTCCGTAAACAATGTTATGAATTTGACTACGACCAATACCTAAATCACGTAATTCACGCTCAGATAGCATTTGTAATAGGCGGTAGTCTGCACGTTTTTGTTGTGCAGTTTCGATTGCTTTAAAGACACGTTTTATAAAGTTAAGCATCACATATCTCCTTTTTGTTGTGTGCGGAGATAGTTATACTTGAAAGTAGGTCAGGTAGTAGTACCTATTTATGCATACCCGCTACCCGACTGGTACAAACGTTTCTGTTACAGTAATGATGGTATCAATGTGTCCTGCGCTAGTAGGTGTGACGCGGATTTCATCACCGGGCTGCAGAACTAGGTCAAT